CAATAGACCCCTCTGTGGCTGTATCTTCTGGGTCTGCTGGATTAGCATTTCAGGGTATAATGGGTAGCCTCAATGCAGATTATTTATGGCATTTTGCTAAGTCTACATCTACATATTCTCCGCATATATATATCTCTTCAACGGTTAAGCTACAAAATCTTGGTACTGTGTGGTGTTGGGCTACAAACACGACGGCTGGAAGTTATCCTCTTAACCTTGATACTGTTTATAATGCAAACCGTATCCCTGTTCAGGTCGGTCCAGTGTATCTTGTTGGAGGACAACTATATCTACTTCGTATAAACAATATACATATTCGCGAGCTACATCACTCAGACCAAATGACAAGAGTTGCACAAACAACAATCTCAACTAACGCACTAGCATGTAACTATGGGGTAAATGTAACTATTGGTAAAATCAGAAACTTAAGTTCAAACTCCCCTTCGGCTAGAAATGTTTTAATAACAACAGACCAAACGGCTTATCAATTTGCAATTAAAGATGTTGATTACGACTTAAAATCAAACACGTCGACAGGTGGCTCATTTTATGGAGCTAGAATATGGGCATCAAACTTTACTATAAACAACCCAAGAAGCTCCCCTCTTTCTGGTTCTGTTACAGATACAGAAAACTCAAGAATTGCAAACATAAGAACTAATACAACACTAGGTGCAGGAACTAATACTTTTATGCAGGAGGGTATTGTTGCTTCAACATCAAGTATGACTGGTGCTGTTCCTTTTGACGTAGAGCCTGCGCATTTTGTGTGGGACACAACTGCAAGAACATCTGGTTTTGTTCGACTTATGCCACCGTCACTTAATAAAAATTTAAACAAATTGACAGTTGTATCTGGCACGCAGGGGACAGATTGGTATATAAACGGAGCAAACCTCGTTTTTCCTGCTTCTGGCGTAGAACTTATTTATACAAACGACTTCCCTATAAGAGGGATTACAAACTTTACAGGTGCGACATGGAGCTTGACTGGAACAGCTACCACAACAAATGCAACCTTTGAGTTCTCTATGAAATCCGCACACTCTCCTTCAGCAACATGGTCTTCATGGACAGACGCAACTACTGCAAGTAATTGGCAGACTGTTTTATCAGGCCTTACTGGCTATACATCAGCTAAAGGCTTTTTCCTACGTTATCGCTTTAAGTCAACAGGTGTGCAAGCTGGACGTATTTATAACTATGCTCGTATTTCATGTACAACAGACAGCTCTTGGACACCTGCGGAAATAGGCTTTGTCCCACTTGTTACTTCTGGTTATGTTGCAAACACGACAGCAAAATTATATGTGAACACTGTTCCTGCTTCTCCTGTTGATGTGTGGGCTTGGACACTTACAGGCGATAGTACAACACTAGACTTTCCTTACGATTTTGACGCACTTCCAAAAGATTACAAGCTTAAATATCGTAAGTCTGGCTACGGAGAAGTTGTTATTGAGGGGGACACTTACCAAAGAGGTGAAAATGCTCCTATTTCTCAAACACAATACGTTGTCGTAGACGATTCTACAGCTCAACTTATAACAGATATTACTGTAAACGGTGCGACAAATACAGTTACTGTTACAGCAAACAAGTCAATGAGTGATATTTATGCTTATACTCAATGGTGGAGTACGCAGTTTGATAACATGAACTACGAAATACCTTTTGTTACAACGGACGGTATTAACTACACATCTACATATAACTTAACGCTTAATGGAGGAAGTATTACAGGTACAGGTAACATTAACATCGGAGCTGGAACATTCTCACGCGCAGGAAGTGAAACATCTACACTGCCTATTACTTATAACTCTAACACAAACGTATTCGGTAACGTAACTATTGCAGGACTTGTAGCTAACTCTCGTGTACGTCTTAACAACGAGACAGACAATATTGAACTCTATAACGCTGTGGTAGCGGGGACTTCAGTGTCAATTCCAGTTACATGGACAGCTAACAAGTCACTAGACTTACGAGTGACGTATGTAAATGGAACTTCGGCATATCTTCCTTACCAAGCGGCAGGAACGCTTACATCTTCTATGGCTTCGTTTACGGTGTCTCAAGTGGTGGATACGGTGTACAACACGAACGCTATAGATGGGTCAACAGTAACAGAATTTATTGCAGATTATCCTAATCTTGAAGTGGATATAGACGATGGAGATGGAGTAACTTCTGTTCAAAGAATGTATGCGTGGTACCAAGCATCAACACACTCATCTCAGGGAATTGTTTATTACTTTAAAGGTATTGTTGCCCAAGATTCTGTCAACTATCAAATAAAGACAGGAATAGTTGATTTATTACTTGAAAATACAAATGCTTCTTCTATACCAGTCAAAATTACTGGAGCGTATTTATTCCGTGATGATGGAACAACTGTAATACTTTCAACATCAAAATCTATTCAGATAGATCCTTCAAAGGCATATGTAGCTAACTCAGACAATATTGAACGAAACATGCTAACAGTTGCTAAATTTATTGCATTAAAATAATATGGAAAAAGACGACTTCGCATTATTAAAAGTAATAGCTTCTAAAATGGATATTATCTCGGAAGATGTGCGAGAGATTAAAGAGTCTCTCAAAGGAAAAGTTGAAGTGAAAGAATTTGACGAACTTAAAGAAAGAGTTAAAGACGCAGAGAAAAAAAGTGAAGCTCTACACAATAAATGGTGGTTTGCATCTGGTATTGCTACAGGTTTTTCTTATATAATTAATCACTTAATAAAATAATATGCAGTGTAAAATTTCACAACCGTTTGGAGGTAATGCTACTTCAACATATAAAGCGGGCGGATTACAAGGTCATTCAGGTTCAGACAGTTCTTGTGGCTTTGGTTCCCCTATTTATTCTGTTTGGGACAGTGAGTATGTATATAAAGTTTTAACAAAAGAAAATCCTGCAAACGATGGATCTGGATTTACTGGAATATTTACTATCGTAGAACAAGACGGCAAAGTGTTTGAGTTCCTTTATGGTCACTGTAACCCCTCCCCTAATCTATTAGGTAAAACCTTAAAGAAGGGGGATCTAATCGGAACAGAGGCAAATAACGGTGAAGTTTACTCAAATGGCGTAAGAATTACTCTTGAAATGCAAAGGGCAGGGGACAAGAGGGGGTCACATAGACACGATCAAGCTAGAGAGCTTAGAAAAGATGGCACAACTGTTGCCAACACACGCTACCTAACAACCCTTGGTGGTGGGCTACTTTTTCTAAACAACTACTTTTATGCAATCCCAGACTATAACAATGGATATAACGGTTGCTTTGACTTTACCTCAATGTTAAAAGAAGCACCAAAAGTACCACAACATTTTACAGACTTTCAAAATGCACTCAAAACTTTCCAAGAGAAGGAAGGGATAAAACCTTTCCCTCTTGTTGGAAATCAGACACGTCGTGCTTTAAATAAATATTTACCAAAAACAACACAATACTAATATGATGTCAACAACACAAAAAACAAACTATCTATCACTTGCAGGAGCAATTGTAGTAATCCTCGGTTACTTTGATATTAAAATTGATATTAACGAAGTAGCTATGCTTCTAGGAGCAGTTGCAACAATTATCGGTGTTTTGCTTAACTTCTACCATCGCTACAAGAAAGGAGATGTTACTATTCTTGGGGTAAAGGTTGAGAGTTCTGAACTTGGATAGCCTTCTTATAGCAGGTAACCCACATCCTATCTGCTTTACTAAAGTTCTTAGCAAGAAACTCGATTGCAAAATCGGGATTTGTTGCTTGCTCAATAGAAATGTTTGTGTGTGCTAATAAATTTATCTGCACAAGACCATAACTTTCTTCTCTTTCAGTTATGTTTTTTGCGTTCACATTAAATGAACTTTCGCACTTAATTATCTCTTTCATTAAGAGGGGTGAAATTGAGTAAATTTGAGCATATTTTTCGATAAGTAGCTCTAACTCATTTCGAGGTAGTTTCGTTGATTGTGGGGCATTTTGTGGCTCAATTCGGTGCTCCTCACGCACTTTCTCAACTGGTGCATAGCTTGCAAATGCTGTTGTTGTAAATAACAGGGCAAACAGTGCTAATTTTATTACTTTCATAACAAGGGGCGGACACTCAGGAGGCTTTTCTCATTTCGCTCATCTAGGACTAGTAGACTGCTTTTTGCATATTCTGGGGTATCTTTTAATTATACGCCACCCAGTCCATCTTGGAACTAGATTATCCCCAGTTTTGTGGTATTGTGGATAACTTTCACACAAGATAAAAAAGAGGTGTATAATGTCTGCAGAGAGGGGTCGTCATGCGACGTAACCAGAGTAAAGCACTCAACCCCTCACCAGTCAGTTTATTCTAACTCATCACTTACTAATCTGACTGCGACACACTAGCCATGAACATTTGTAACTTACTAAAAGCCAGCTACATGCTGTAGATAAATTCTAGGTATGTTATAGGTGTTCCAGTGGCACACAAGGTGTGTTGATAGGGGTATTGCGAGGCTATGACAAATCGTTAAAAGTCCACCTAGAGAATTAGTACTAATTCTTGCGGCACGAAGTTGTGCGTCAACTAGGTAAAGATTGTCTGTCCCTACCAGCACATCTTAGTTCATTACATTCAGTGCACACCATATTTGATTAATAGAAAAGCCCGCAGACTTAGTAAGGTGAAAACCTATTTTCGGTTAAGCATATGCAATAACTTAGAAACTGAAGACTAAGACGGGGTTTCCTGTTCATCAGGTAAGGTTAATAGAAAACAACTGTGGCAGACAGTGAGCTGCAGGTGCTTGAGAAGAAACATCCTTGGTTACTACGGTTACATATCGCACACTTAGGCGCTGGACTCATCATTTTCGATACTGTAAGTCAAACCTTACCAGTTGTTTCCTGTTAATCTTAGTTTCAAGAGGTTGGTTTAAAAGAGTACATGGTTATCGATATTGGTAAAAATTTGCAAGCAAACTGCCATGTATTCTACTAAACCAATCTCTAAGGAGAAGTTCTTTGAAAAAGGTGTATTAGATGTAGTAGTGGCGGAAAAGGTAAACGCTCTGGCACCAGATAGTTCGTGGATGAAACTACTGGCTTCCCGCACCACGTCGGCATCCTCGACCTCGGCTCGAAAGAGTGCTGATAAGAAACTGGCGTGACCGTGCATGCAACGTGACTATACGAGTCAATGAAACTGTATAAAACCTAAATTGTAATTCTCGGCAAATCGTTGCCTACTACATCTAGTACATCTTTGGGGGTAAATATGAAATGTCCTACTTGTAACGCTTGGACTAATGTCCTTGAATCTCATCCCATTAAATGGGGTGTAAAACGTCGTCGTGAATGTGCCAACATGCACCGCTTTACGACTTACGAAATGGAGCTTAATCATGAGGAGCTTAAAGTGTCTACTGGTCGTCGTGTTTTTAGGTGGATGTGCCAACTTCTCAATGGTCAAACCAGGAATGTGGTGCAACCAAGACAAGGAGACTTGTTTGAAGGTGAGAGCCAACAAAATCAAAGTGGAGAAGAGGTTTTGAACAACATCTTCAAAGCTTTGGACGAAAGGAGTAAACATGAAAAACGCTAAGAAACTCCACGAACTCCAAGAAGACTACACACCAGCTTCTCAAATGAAATGCTGTGTGTGCGAGAAACCCATGGAGCTTCCGTATGGAAGATGGGGTGACAGTGGTACGTGCAACAGAGCATGTGAACGTATCCAAGAAGCAAAACCCAAGTACCCGAAAGGAGAAAGCGATGCGAGTACTTAAACTTCTTTTCCTTGTCTGTATCTACTTTCTTGGTGTTGGTTTGTCTTTTGCAAAACCAGACCTTGAAGGTGGTGTAGTAATAACTCAAAGAAAATGTGAAGATTACACAAAGACGGTGTACATCTGCACCATGGTCTATAAAAACAACAAGAGATACATGGTTATCCAGTCGTTCAACGGAGAACACCAGATATGGGAACTCGTTGGAAAGGAATGGATAATCGTCTGGTCAAGACATCAGGCTTAGGAGGTTATATGCAATGTTCAGACTACAGGGAGTTCACCGAAAAGGAGACAGCTGTGCTTTTGTATCTCAAGGAGAAAATCAAGCAGTGTGGTGGTGATGACTTGCAGTTTTTCCAAAGTGCGTACATCTTTATCTTCGACAAGTTCTATGAATGTGTCGCAGACATCGCACAATACCGACTGCATGGTGTCATTCCTCGCTACGTTCAGGAATACATCAAACATCTCCAAAAGGAGGAAACATGCAGTTCAAAAGACGGCAACCAGACGGGCGTGTAATCATTACCGAACATCGCCTGTGCCCACTGTGTTGCAAGATGATTAACCTGAATGAGGAGAAGTATGTACAAGTATGGTCAAAAGAATGGGGAACATTGTATGCGCACAAAAAGTGCCAGTACGACATCTTCCCAAAATTAAAACCGCCCCGTTGATTCGAGGCGGTTATTTATTTTATTTTAATCAATATTGTTGCAACCAAAAGAAGAACAATACCGATGTAGTTATAGATGTTAAGAGTTTCTCCCAAGACAAAGCTATTTACAAGCCTGAATCCCACGTTTATGACCGTGAAAATGGCGCCTGCATAGAATAAGCTAGGAGCAGACTTGAAACCATAGAACAATCCAATCTGACAAAGCAGAATTGGCACAGCTATGTAAGGAAATGCAACAAGAAAAGAACTGAACTTAGCGGAACGATAGATGTACTCAACGAAGAATACACCAATGTTCGCCACAAATACCCACGCCATCCAATGCATTTACATCTCCTTGAAAAGTTTTTCAATTTCATCACGAAGCTCTTCTGCGCTCCATGACCAAATAGTACGACACACGAATGTGTCCATTTCTGTTTCGCTTGGGTGTTGGTCATGACTTAGAGGTTTGTTAGACGCAACAAGTCGTGTCACACTTCCTCCAAGTTCAGTTACAGCGTCAAACTCATTTTTGAAACGAACATCATCACACACAATGATAACATCTTGACCCTGATATTCGAGCACAGGCTTCTTCCAATAGTTCACCCAGTAGTCAGGGTCAATTTCTCGGTAGATGTCAGTCCCAACAAACTGCATAAGCTTACGCATGATTGCTGGTTTCTGCTGGAACAGTTGTTCTACTGACAACATGTAATGCATCTCAAGGTCTTTCAAAACCTCAGGAAGTTTTTCTTTCATTGTTGCAATGAGCGCATCTTTAAAGTTTAAGCGAACAACTCTGTCGCCAAACATCTCAACTAACTTGTCACAGGCAGTAGATTTGCCATGACCTTTCTTTCCAGTAAAAGCAATAACTCGCACGGTGTTCTCCTTAAAGTCTGTCATAAGTATATCAATTAGCTAAATAAAAAAGCCACCACGAAGATGGCTATTCAACAAGGATAGGACACACCACAGTCTTGCCACGCTTTGCATCAATCAAGAAGAAAGCTTGTTCAGGTCTGCCGGTGAACCCAAGTCTCTTGCCGTATGGTGAATCACCAATAAGTGAACCATTCACAATGAAGTTTCCGCCATCCATTCTGTTATGGAAATGCCCGAAGACATCAAGGTAAGCTTTTCTGTCATTGTTGTAGCGGTTAATTGCTTTGATTACAGGCACGGTAATGCCGCCCAATCCGCCCCCATACTGAATTGCATGTCCATGATGGAATCGAATTGTGTAACCAAGAACATCAACATAGTTGTGGTACGACCTAGAAAGAACAAATGTAACACGTTTTTCTTTTGCAAAGTACTTAGCAAGGAAGTTGTACATCGCCCACTCAAGAGAGTTACCGTGTTCGTTAGACACGTGAACTTTGTGGGTCTGACGGCTATGATTGCCCACTGCACAAGGGATAACGAGTTTCAAGTCAGAATTTTCCAACAAGAACTCGATACCAGAAGCAATGAGGTTTTGTGCAAACAACATCGCATCTTGTGGACCAACTTCACATGCGGCGAGCAGTTCCTCGTGGATATTTCCTGAGAAAAAATCTCCCAAGAGAGCAATCACAAGTGTGTCAATTTTTACAGCGTGTCGCTCCTTCTCTACGAGTTGAAGACTGTGCTGGAAAAACTTTTCTGCTCGCTGTTTTGCAATGGCCATCGTGTACTTATTAGAGCCGTTAACTGTTTCTGGCTTTACATTTTCTTCAACATGCCAATCAGAAGCAACTACTACAGCAACAGCTTCACCACCAGTTCCTTTTGACTTTTTAATCGTGTATGTAGAAACACTATCCTGACAAGATGCAATCGTTTCGAGATCGTCACGCAGTCGCATGATTTCTGCCATTGCAATGTTGTATTTCTTGTCAGTTCCTTTTTCTTGGTGCTTCAAACGAAGCTTCTCCATGTCGAGCTGGAACTGTTGCTCGTCAGTAAGTAGGGCACGCTTTACACCGTTAGGTGAAGTGGGTGTGGTAATTTTACCCTGCAAACGCAAACGAGCAAGATGCTCTCGAATCGTCCTAGTACTTCTACCTGTCTCGTTAGCAAGCCAAGTAGTTCCCTTCTCTTGGTTAGCAACCAAGAACTTATGCAGTTGTTCAATGTTCATGATTAACTCCTTAAAGAACTATTACTGCTTACAGTGTATGTTTCATTTCTCTTCACCGTAAGACTATTAAATTATTAAATGTGTTGTGTAATAGCTCTTATAAATAAGTTTAATACAATTACTTATTTAGTAATAAAAGTAAAAGTGGATAACTATTTGTTAATACTAATATATTTGTAATTTATATATCTTATTGACTGCACATCACATTCAAATAATAGTGATATTTTTTTAAAGTTAAAACCTTTTTCGATTAAATATTTAATAACTTCAATTTTTACGGGGTCAGTATTAGAAAGCATCCTATTTTTAAAGTTATTTTTATTATCCATCCTACCTGCTTTCTGTGAATGTAAATAATTTTCTTTTGCAGTGACCCATTCAAGATTTGAAGCGTTATTATTTTCTGGATTAAAATCTATATGGTTAACAAATTTTTTGTATTTAGGGTTAGGGCAAAAAGCAGTTGCAACTAATCTTGAAATTAATTCATCAGTTCTTTTTCCTCTTTTATATAAAGCAACAGCGAGACACGTGTAAACGTCAGACCTTCTACTTCTCCTTGGTTTAAGAATTTTGTTTGAATGTAAACTTTTTACTTTTCCAAAATTACTTACCTCATAACAACCTTCAAAACCTTTAACCTTCTTCCAAATTTCATTTTCCATTTTAGTTTAAGCCCTGTCTGCGACCCACCAATCGTATTAGATGGGCTGCAGACAAGTTACGATTTAAACAACAATACTAAGCGATTGTTGCCTGCCATTAGTATAACATAAATAGTTATCCACTTCATATCCACAAGATATTTACAATATAATAAAAGTGTGGCAAAACGTAAACAGGGGATGGACTTTCGAGAGATACTCAAATCCAAACCTAAAAACTTACCAGTACAGCAATGTCGTTCTCAAAGTAGTCCGACTTGTTTACGCACCTTTATACAGTCAAGATACGAGCAAACAATGTGTTACACTTGCCTTGTACATAATGACTTGCTTTCTTCTCATCCCCTGCTACACTCTGTTTACCCAGATGACGACCTAACAGATGACGATTCTTTCGTTAATCAATTATGGTAACAAAAAACCGCCCGATATAAAGGCGGTTTAATGTTTTAACAACCAAGAGAAAAAATTGTTAAGAGGATAGAGATAAAAAATACGGTTCTTGCAAGAACTCTTTAAATCTACCATATAGAATATTAATAATCAACTTTGAGAGTTATCCACTTCCCACTTCTTAGTCTGTCTCATAAACTATAAGTAGCCTTGAGCTACCCTGATACATTCAAGCGAGTACATTCTTATCAGGGGTGTATTCACTTGAATGAAATAACGAGTATTTAAGGCGTTAATAAATAACGTTGTTAAAATGCAAGAAAATAAAATACAAGAAAGCAAAGACTTCATAAATAGTCTTATTAGAAATAGGGCACAAAAAAGAAAAAAATCATTGTTGTATTGGAATGATAATAAGGATACTCTAAATGAAAAAAGAAGAGCAGAAAGAAATGATAAAAATAGTAAAATTTATAAAAAAGATAAAGAATATAAATTAAATAATAAAGAATATTTATCTAAAAAAGCGCTTGAATATGAGAAAAAAAGAAAATTAATAGATCCACAATACAAAATGGTTAAAACATTAAGGTCTAGATTAAACAGTTTTCTTAAAAATTCAAAAATTATTAAAAATAAAAAAACACTTGATTATATAGGGTGCACACAACAAGAATTAAAAATATATTTAGAAAATCTTTTTATTGAAGGAATGTCGTGGGAAAATCACGGGGAATGGCATATAGATCATAAATATCCTTTATCTAAATTTGATTTAACAAAGGAAGATGAAATATACAAAGCCATGCATTATACAAACCTACAACCGTTATGGGCTTCTGAAAACATTAAAAAAAGTAATAAAATAAATATATGAGCGTACAAAGAATGGTGAACTCAAAATTTTGGTCTGATACCTTTATTGTGGACAATCTAAACCCACTTGACAGGTATTTGTTTCTTTACTTTTTAACAAATGAAAAAACGAATCTTGCGGGGGTATATGAATTGCCTTTAAGGACCATTGCAAATGAAACGGGGTTAGATAAAGATGAAATTCTCAGAATGTTGGAAAGAATGAAAACAAGAATCGAATATAAAGATGGTTGGGTATTTTTAGTTAATTTTGTTAAACATCAAAATCTCAATAATCCCAAAATAGTTAAAGGAATAGAGAATGAAATGGAAAAAGTGCCTGAAAATATACAGTCTTGGGTTAATTCTATCAAAGAAAATTGCGGTAATATTTCAGTTATGGATAACTTATCTATAACTAACGATAATATAATTAAATCTAATTTAATAGAATCTAATATAATTAAAGATAAAATAAAAGAATCAAGGAGGGTGGAAGAATCTTATACTGATGATTTTGAAATGTTTTGGAAAGAATATCCTGAAAAGATTGGAAAAGGTAAGGCTTATGATTCTTGGAAGAAGCTATCCACAACCCAAAAGGAAAAATGTGTGGTACAAATTAAATTACAAGTAGAGAATAAACACTTTACTAATAAGAGAGGTGAGGATTATATACCACACCCAACAACGTGGCTTAACCAAAAGAGGTGGGAAGATGAGATAAAAATATACAAGCAACCAGATATTATCAAGTTTGATAAGTATGGAAACATAATTAAATAATATGGCAACAATTATCCTAAAAGGAACTCAAAAAGAGATAGAGTGTACAGTTGTGCAAGCGGAAAGTATTAACAAGCTTAAAGAGCAAAGAGCAGACCCTAAAACAATGCTTAACATTTCTGGTGTAAGTGTTGAGCTTGGAGACATCCGCTATGCAATGACAGATAGAGCTTTTGATAAAGAACTTATTGCAGAAGAAAAACAATCTGAAAACGATGAACATTACAATAGGGTTGTAAAAGAATATAATAATTTTATTGAAAAACGCTGTTATTTGTCCGTAGAAGAAAAATCAAAAGATGTGAAGCTGTTTGAAACTTTATACTTTGGTGTTAAGAATAAAAAACTTACAGAAGAGCAGAAAGAATATGTTTCAAAAATGCAAAGAGAATATTTTGAAAAAAATCCAAGACACCCATATGCAAAAGTAAACTACTTTAAGCTTTTAAAAGATTTACCTGTAGCAAAAGATGATTGGAACGATATGCCTTACCACGTTGGTTCATTTTCTCTCCGTCTAATCAGAAACGTGCTCGAGGAAGCGTTCAAAACAGCACATAACTTAAAGTTAATTACTAACTAACATGACAGCACAATCACAAATATATAAATTACAGAAAGACATGGGGTACGAGACAACACTACAGTATGTCACAGACATGCCCGACTGGCAGATAGACTACTCAAGATACGGAGATATTGAGAAGTATAAAATAGTAAAGAATAAGTTTTGGGAGCAAGCACAAAGATTTCTTTACAAGCCAAACACAGGAAAGATAATACAAACTTTCCCAATTAAAAAATCACCGTTTGGTTTTGGTTCTTTAATGAAAGAGGGAGAAGAAATACTATTTCAACGCTTTAGAGAAGACCTAGAAACAAGATTAGATTTACCAGCACATTTAATAGAAAAATATCAAAAATGACATACGATGAACGACAAGAAAAATTAAGGACAGCTAGACAAAATAGAAGTCAATATAAGTTCTTTGATAATTTTGCAAAATATTGCATAGAACATGGTATTGATATTAGAGTTATTTTTAAAGATATTCGTGTTACACCAACACCAAAAACAATTAAAATGTACTGGGACGGTATAATTAAGGAAAAATACGGCTACGACTCAACAACTCAGCTTACAACAACAGAGATGACTGAAATGTACGATGAGTTTAATAAAATACTGGCAGTGCATGGCCACCATGTACCATTTCCTTCTCAAGAAAACACAGAAGAATACCTAAATAGTTATGTACAAAATTCCTAAGTGGACATCATCTATACCGCATAATGCAAAATCACACGGTACAGGTAACTTACAAAAGAAACTTTGGAAGCTTGTGAGTGACTACGTTCGGATCAGAGACTGGTACGCTTATAACAAAAGATGTGTTGTAACTGGAGAATATATACCAACGTGGCAACAGGGCAATGCGGGACACTTCATAAGCTATTCAGTTTGTAACTCTATGTTTAAGTTTGATATTTGGAATATACATTTACAGTCCGCTAAGAGTAATGCTTGGGGAGGACAATCTATAGGACATTCTTTCGGAGAAGAACTTAAAAGACGTTACGGGGAAGATTTTATTGAAGAACTTAAAGCAGAAAACAGGTCATGGGTAGGTCGCAAGGTGGAAAACTATCTTGTAGTAAAAGAAATGGAAGATATAATAGACTTATTCGAGTCCCTACCTGAAAAACCAGATTATTATGAAAGGGTACAGAAACTAAGACATGCAGAAAGAAATTAAATATTTTCCATGTGACAAATGTGGAAAGAAGCCAGTAAACAGACACGGAGTTATTTCATATCACCGAATGGTGTTTGATAACAGAGTAATGGAAGTTTGTGAATCTTGTGCTTTTGCTAAGAAATAATGAAATATAAAGAATACAAAGATAAGGTGTATGGTGTTCAGTATATTTTTATTTTAGATGTTGTCGACTATAAAAAAGCAGTCAATAAGTTTAAAAAAGAAAACAAGAAACTTTATAAAGTCTTTGAGGAAAAACTACCTACTTATGATAGAGATTTTAGTGGTGTTACATTTATAAATGGTTCAAACATTTTAATAATGGTTAAGCAAGACAGGGACTACGCGTTTAAAATTGCAACTATAGGACACGAACTTTTGCACGCCTCACTGTTTACTTTTGAAAGTAGGGGTGTTGAAATTGATTTGTCTGCAAATAATGAGCATTTAACGTATTATTTTGACCATTTACTCTACGAGGTATTGAAATAGTTATCCACAACAGCATATTGTAAGATGTATACGTTTGTGCTATTATATTAGTAGGCGAAAGCCGATAAAAAATATGTCAATCAAACTTTACATTACAGCAATAGAGACAAAAGATAACGGTCAAGCGGTTACTTTATTTGAGGATTTTCTTGTTACAGGTAGACAAATTGAACAAGGAGATTTGCATGAAATTATCTACAAAAAACTAGAAGAAGTCGAGTTAGCTAACGACATGGCAACAATGCCTTTCTAATTATGTTCAAAGACTTAAACAGACCAGAAGGAACATACGGGAGTCACTACGATAAGATGACTAGAGTACGTTCTCGAAGAGCAATAAGAACATTTGCACCGTGGGAGAATGAAGTAATCAATCAGTATCTCACAAAGCAAGCAAGAGGTGAGGAATATTTATTAAACGAACTAAGAGGAATGTATGAATAACACAGTACAAGAAACAACACTATACGAATCATTGCTTAAAGCACAACAACAATTTCCACTCATTAAGAAAACAGACAATAACCCATTCTTTAAAAGTAAGTACGCAGGATTACCATCTATCCTTGAAGTAGTGCTCCCAATACTTCATAAGAATAATTTAGTGCTTATCCAATCTCCTATTACAGAGGGAGATAAGGTAGGAATTAAAACAACTATTGCACACATAAACAGTGGTAAAGAAATTAGCGGAGAGTTTTTTGTAACACTAGCAAAGAACGATCCGCAGGGAGCAGGAAGTGCAATTACTTACTGTAGACGTTATGCACTAGTATCAATGCTTGGGCTTAACGTAGATGAAGATGATGACGGAAACAGTGCAAGTCATTCTTCTCACAAGGAAGAACTACCAACTATTAGACGATAATAACTAAAACTATGAACAACGAAACAATTTTTACAGAAGGATTTTATCTTAATAAAGTAAGTGATAACGCACCTGCATTTATAATTACTAATCAGTCTATTGATGTTAAGAAGGCTATTGCATGGCTTACAGCGAATCAGCACCTAGCAGACGAGAAAGGGTATATTAGAATAGTTGGAAAGGAATCTAAAGAAGGTAAACGATACTTTCAGGTTGACCAATGGAAGCCAAAGACACAGCAAGATATTACAAGTATTTCAAATGTACCATCACCAGAAGGTAAAGGAATTGATATGTCAGAATTTGAAGATGGCTCAGTAAATGTAGATGACGTCCCTTTCTAATAGAACACCCTGAACCATGTAACTATATAGCACAGACACCGTGGGACTACTGTGAATACTGTGCAATTAATAAATTAAATATAAAACTATGAAACCACAAATTGTAAGACACGGAGAAGTAATTTTAAAACCAGTTGATTTTTTGCCAAAAGATGCAGTTTTAAAAGAAACAACAAAAAAAAATATTGTAGCGCACTCTGAAACTGGACATCATCATGTTCTTGAAGCAACGAAAGATTTTAAAATCTATACATTAATGGGAGATACATACATTGAAATTCCTAGCATTGCAACACTTCGACATGAAAAGACCGGGAAAGATGTACACACTCCACACAAGATCGCACCAGCAATTTATAAAATTGTTGTGAAGAAAGAGTTCGATTATTTCCAAGGAATTTTAAGAGCTGTTAGAGACTAGTTAATAAAATATTAAAATATGATTACAAAAATAACAAAAGAGCAGGAGAAACAAATTCCTATCTTTATAGAGAAATATATTAAAAAGGCAAGTGAACCTATTGACAGGTCAAATCTTAGAGAAATATCTAAGAAAATTTGGGGAGAAGAGAAAATTGTTATTGTCGGAGAATCAATGCAGAATACCATTGACCTTATTAAGGTGGCAACCAATGGAGAAAAAATACAATACAAAAGCTCACAGCTTCGCTCACAGCTTCACTCACAGCTTAACTCACAGCTTGACTCACAGCTTTACTCACAGCTTCGCTCACAGCTTCACTCACAGCTTAACTCACAGCTTTACTCACAGCTTAACTCACAGCTTGACTCACAGCTTAACTCACAGCTTCGCTCACAGCTTAACTCACAGCTTGACTCACAGCTTAACTCACAGCTTAACTCACAGCTTCGCTCACAGCTTGACTCACAGCTTGACTCACAGCTTGACTCACAGCTTCGCTCACAGCTTCGCTCACAGCTTTACTCACAGCTTGGTAGTATTGGTATAACGTGGGATTATAATGTTTCTTTATGGTGGCTAGTTTACCTCGGATATTATGCTTATGCAAAGTTTATTGGGGTAAACTTCAACGAAGAAACACTTTCATTTATGAATAGGATTATTGATACATTCAGCATTAACATATTTATCGGCAATGTAATATTCGTGTGTGAACGACCAAAATTACTATGGGATAATGAAATGTTGTCTAGCGACCAAAAACCTTCTATTTCATGGAATGATGGTACGGGAGAATATTATCTTGACGGTGTACATCTTCCAAAAGAAATGTGGGAGAAAATTGTTTCAAAACAAATGTCCTTGTCTGAAATCATGAAGATTGAAATTTCAGATCAAAGAACTGTTGCACTTAAATATAATCCGCAAGCAATTATTAAAGAAAAAGCAAAACTTTTAGACAAAGATGAAAGAGGAAACGAATTATATTTAGTTGAAGACAGTGAAATAAACACTCTTACAAAATTCCCAAAGATGTATTTTCTTAAAATGACTTGTCCTACAGGTCGTGTGTTTATTGAAGGTGTTCCGCCAGAAGAAGCGGAAAAAAATCCTAGTGCTACATATATGCAGGCTTATCTTTGTGGACTTACTAAAAGTGAGTATATGTCAATGTCAATGGAATCGTAATATGAAAACAGCTTACCTCAATGTAAGGAGTGGGTTACTTAAATCCACTAAAGAGAATATGAAGAAGATTTGTAAGGAAAGGGGTGGAAAATATACTTTTGCGGATTTGTTGAATGATGAATTTGGAGAATAGTTATCCACAACTTTCTATTGCTAGATGTATACACCATGCTAGACTAAAAGAGTAGAGGAAAAAATATGAAAAACACATCAATAACAATTATATTAACAGCACTTATCGGAGTAACGTTTATAGTAACTTTAAAAGCAGTGGACAGAATTACAGTAAGAGACTGTGAAAGAGGTATTAAAGAGGCTTGCCAGTATGTTAAGTAAATATTATCAAAGAGACCATGCACATTGTTTTACACAAGAAAATCCGCCTTGTGGAATAAAAGGAAAACATAGATGCTGTCTTTGTTTAATGAAACCAAACTAACATGAAACCATTCCCTTATTACTACATCACCCGTACCAATGGAGTATGGAACTATGTATCTCCTCTAGGTAGAACTGTAGGAGACCTTAACAAGTGTATTGAACTATTAACTAATTAGTATGAAAGATAAATTCAAAACTAACCCTTTCGCTAAAAGCTACAAGAGCGACCTTACACAAGAAGTAAAAACCTTTGACTACAAGCACACAGGCTTTCCAGTCATGTTCTTCTCTAAGGTGTCTTATGTGCTGTTCTTTCTAGCGGTGGGGATGATTATTGGAAGTTTAATAATTAAATAGATATGACTAAAGAAGAATTTAGAAAACAAGGTTGGGGTGCAGGAATGATTGTAAAATATGAGAATGAAAATTATGTAATGCAATCAGATGTTGTTTCCGTTGACTTTGAAAACGATACTATTGGTTTAGAAATGCCACTTACTAAGGATATTGAGTATTTTCCTTGTGAGAAGTGTACGATTATTAAAGATTTTGTGTATAAAGGTAAATAACCATGAAAACAACTAGCTTAGAACTCTCTCAAAGATTGAAGGCGTTAAATGTGCCACAGGTAAGTTACTTTACGTGGGTAAAAGACATATGGGATATATATAAAGGTGCGAGAGAAGAAGTTTTTGGGGAAGTTGACGAACTTTACGTTTTAGAAAACTGGAAAGGTCAGTATGCAGAAGACCTTGTAAAAAAAGACACATACTACTCTTCCTACTCATCAGACGAGCTAGGAGAGTGGTTAAAGTCCTATGTTGATTACAAAGCCCACACATGGGAAGTTTCTCATAATGGTAGAGAATATCTGTGTGGGAACATTCTACTTGATGAAGATGGTGTGATGAGTTCAAGACAAAACTTTTTTGGAGACACCCTCGCAGAAGCAATGGGTTTGATGTTGGAGTATTTAATTATCAATGGGTACATTAAGGTAGAAGAACTTAAATAGTATGACAGTAGAATGGGAGCAACTCTTTGAAGACCAATTTGGAGATGTAAATAATAAAGTACCTGGTAATAAACAAATTATTGCCACAGGCATAGGTATGAAATATATTAAATCCTTCATCAGTGAACAAATAAAACTAGCAAGAGAAGAAGCGATTGATGAGTGTGTGAATGCTTTACCGGAAGAAATTATTGTGCATGAATATATGAAGACAAATCATAATATGTACACCAATGAAGCCTGTGGAGCTTGGAATGACTACAGAACAAGGTCTGTTATATCCCTCTTAAACCTTAAAAAGAAATGAAAACAGATTACCCACAACACATAAAGGATGAAATAAAAAATTGGAAATTTAAGATTAAAAAAGACTAGAAATTAAAAACGCCGCGAAGCGCGACGTTTTTGAAGGATGGCTGTATTATACACCATTCAACTCTTTAAATCAAGATTATCCACACATCTCTAAAAGCAAAGAAAAAAATCATCTTTACAAGGTAAGGGTATAGAGATGGATGGAAAGTATATTAAAATAGAAGTGAATAACTTTTAAATATTGTTTGGTATACTGTTAGTATGGAATTAGACCCTAGACAGCAATCATTTTTAACATACTATCTTGATCCTAAAAGTGAAACATGGAGCAATGCAAAACAATCTGCTTTAAAAGCTGGTTATAAAGAAGAATATGCAGAAAATATAACACATCTTTGTCCTGAATGGTTTGCAGAAGCTATGGGGGACATGAAACGTCTCAAAAAGGCAGAAAAAAGACTCGATCAAATACTAGAATTAGAACCAGTTGACGAAGAAGGTAAAATAGATAACTCGTTAATAGCAAATCAAATGAAAGCTATTAGCCTAGTTGCAAAGGGAATTGGAAAATCCAAATATTCTGAAAGAACAGAACATACTGGAAAAAACGGAGATGATCTTACTATTAAGACTATTATAATCAATAAGTCATAATGGAAGCAGTAATCAATTTACTACCAAAGCAGTCTTTAGCATGGGAAGCTTGGGAATCGGAAGAAATAACCGAGCTTGGTTATGGAGGTGCTGCTGGTGGTGGAAAATCAAGACTTGGGTGTTATCTTGCCATTACTATAGCAGAAATGTATCCAGGAAGCAGGGGCGCTATTGGACGTAAAGAGCTTAAGACATTAAGACTAACAACACTATCAACTCTTTTTGAAGTATTTGCAGAACTTGGATATAAAGAAGGAGCTTTTAAATATGATGCACAACAAGGAGTAATTACATTTCCAAATAAGTCACAGATATACCTACTGGACACTGCTTACAGTCCACAAGACCCAGAATATACTCGCTTTGGATCACTAGAACTTACATGGGCGTGGATAGATGAATCAAATGAAACACCAGAGAAAGCTAAATCAATTTTAAAGACTCGTGTTGGAAGAAAGAACAATTTTAACGGAAAAGAAATAAAAACATTTTGGCTTGAAACATTCAACCCAAACAAGGGACACGTGTATAGAGACTATTATCAACCGTGGAAAGAAGGAACTCTACCTAGTTACAGAGCTTTTATACGTGCTTTACCTGGTGATAATCCACACTTACCTCCTGCCTACATAACCAATCTAGAAAGATCAGATAAAGTAACACGAGAACGCCTTTTAAAAGGTAATTTTGAGTTTGATGACAACCCTCAAAAGATAATGTTCTATGAAGCCATCACAGATTTAACCAAAAACACACTTATAGATAACACAGCACATAAAATTATAGTAGCTGATATTGCACGTTTTGGTGGAGATAAAATAGTCATTTCTACCTGGAAAGGACTAGAATTGTATTCTCTTGGTGTGTACACATATCAGGGCATAGATGAAACAATAAAGAAAATAAAGGAAGAAGCACAAACAGAAGCAGTTGGGTGGCAAAATATAATAGTAGACGAAGGTGGTGTTGGTGGTGGAGTAGTAGACGGAATGAGAGGAATTAAAGGTTTTAATGGAGCTTCTTCACCTCTTAATGTGTGGGATTATATACGTGGAGCACTAAGACCAGCCAACTACCAAAACTTTAGATGTCAATGCTATTTTAAGTTATCAGAAATGGTAAATGATAGAAAGATAAAGGTTGATGTTACTAAGTTTAAAACTAATATCGAGGGTTATACCTTAGAAAAGTGTATATCGGACATTATAGAAGAGCTTGACATAATTCAGAAAACTGATAATTCAATAGATTCTAAACTTGCAATCATTCCTAAAAGTGAGATTAAGGAGATACTTGGAAGAAGTCCAGACTTTGCAGATATATTTATGATGAGAATGTTCTTTGAACTTAAAGAGCCACCTCATAATGTTAAATATGTGAGTTGGAAGGATAACGAAGAAGAAACTAACCCAGCAATATGATATACAAACCACAGTCAGAGTTTCCTTTGCTCGATAAATATAAGGAGAAATTTAATATTACAGACAGCACTATTATCGCTTACGATAAAGTAATTTACTCTAACTCATATTTACCACAACATCTTGAAATACACGAAAGAAGGCACCTTATAAGACAAGACAAGATGGGAGTTGATAAGTGGGTAGAAAATTATTTAAATGATGAACAGTTTAGACTCAATGAAGAGATCATTGCTTATAAAGAGCAATTATTTTCTATTAAGAACAGAGAACATAGGGAGCAACTAAGAAAATTATGTGCCAAAGATCTGTCTTCTGATACTTATGGTAATATCGTTTCTTACCAAGAAGCATACAAAATGTTGCATGTAAAATAGCGTCTTATACAATTAAGACATGACACCAAAGAAAACTGTTGCAAAGAAAACTGTTGCAAAGGTTGAAAAACCAGAGTATCAGTATTCAGTGGAAATGGAACTTAATGATAAGGTTATCTCATTTGAAACTAACAATTTAAGAGACGGCATCTTTGAACACCGACCAGATGTTCTTAAGACAAGAGTAATTTTTAACATTAAAGATAACTTTAATGAAACTTCTTGCGAAAAAATGGTCTTTCTTATTCCTGCAAAAATGATGTTTCTCCGTAAGTTTAACCTAGAGGTCTTTACTCATAGACTAATCTTTAAATAATATGGATGAACAGACAGTTTTTGACTATATAAAATCAGAAGAAAATCGTTTTAGAACAGAGCGTGTTCCTCTTACAACATCTAAGGACTGGAACATGCTTGAACATATTGAGCGTTGTACTAATGTTGCAAATGCTTGGTTTCATACAGGTAAGAATGATGGTCTTCGTCCTTATGATGACATTGTTACACCAATTATTAATGTAGCATTTAGATCAGAGGGTTTTAATGCAAAAGATATTGTCCCTTTTGTTGATGATGCTGATAGAGCACACTACTCTTTTATTATTAAAAAGTATGCGCCACAGTGGAATAGGAATCATGAACTTGACACATTTATAGATGATGTTGTTGAAACTTCTATCATTTATGATCTTGCCCTTATTAAAAATGTTTACAATGTTTTACCAGAAGTTGTTGATCTCAGAACAATAGCTTTTTGTGACCAGACAGATGTTCTTAAAGGACCGCTATGTCTTAAGCATTATTATTCACCTTCTGAACTAGTAGAAATGAAAGGTAAATGGTTTCCAGATAAAATTGATGAAGCTATTGTACTTGCACAGTATGAAAAGAAAGTAAGTCTTTCTAACGATCAACCAGCAAGAACACCAGGAAAGAATATTGAAGTATATGAACTACGTGGAAATCTTCCAGAAGCATGGCTTGGAGAAGGTGAACTATATAAATACACACCACAAATGCATATTGTTTGTTTCTATACTGACAAAGACGGAAATAAACAAGGCATTACTCTCTACAAAGGAAAAGACAAGCCACTCAAGAAGAACTTTAAAGCGTTAAAGATTGATCGCATTCGATCTAAGGGTCGTGCATGTGGTCGTTCTATTGTTGAATCACTCTTTGAGCCACAAGTATGGAATAACTACTCCGCAATTAAGATTAAAGCATTACTTGACTCTTCTGTTTCACTATTCCAAACAGACAGTGAGGAGCTTGGTAACAAGAAGTTTAGTGAGTTTAAGCCTAACACCGTACTTAAACATGAACCAGGCAAGCCTATTACTAAAGTAAATAGTGAGCTTAGTAACCTCGGTGCATTTACTAACTATCAATTAAAGCAAGAAAACTCTGCTCGTGTTATTGGGTCTGCTTCTGATGCCCAGCTTGGGACAAACCCAACAGCAGGAACACCGTTTGCTTTGCAAAATCTTGTTGTGCAGCAAGGACAAGGTATTCATGAATACCGTCAGGGTAAGATTGCCACATTCTTTGCAGATGAACTATATCGTGATTGGATTTTACAATACATGGTAAATGATCTTAATAATGGCAAAATCTTTTCAGAAACACTTGATCTTGATGAGCTAATTGAAATATCCAAAATTATTGCTAGAAATGAAGCAAATGAGGAAGTTCTTAAAATGATGCTTGACGGTAAACTCGTTACAAAAGAAGACTACGAAGTATTACAAGAAGAATTATTTAATCAGGTTAAAGAAAAATATTCAAAGCGTGGATTCTTTGAAGTTATTAAAGGGGAACTAAAAGAAATTCCTACTAATGTAATGGTAAACGTAGCAGGAAAGCAGAAGAACCTTGCACAAAATGCAGACAAACTTACAAACATTCTTCGTGAAGTGATCGCAAATCCTCAAGCATTTACACAGATACCAGGTGTAGGTAAAGCATTTAATCAACTACTAGAAGACTCAGGACTAAGCCCTATTGATTTTACAGAATTTACAGCACAACAAGTACAAGAACCACAAACTCCACAAGAACCACAGGGCGTAATAAGCCCATAAATTAAACTATGAAAGAATATCTATCTGACTTAGAAGTCACAAAAATTGAACAGTTTTGTAAAGACAAAGAACTTTATAATGCTGTTCGCAAAGTAATGTTAGCGGGTATTTATACTCATGGAACAATTCAAAAAGGTTTTGATCCAAAACCACTTGAGAATGGGGCACTTACACTTGCTTCTTACTCAACAACTAATCCTATTCCTAATGAAGTTCTTGGAGAACACATTAGAGGTGTTTGGGAGGGACTTAATGCCCTACAAAATGCTTTTAATAGGTTAGACACTATTAAACAAGAGGTGGAAGTAGTCGAATCACCGTATAACGAAGCTATCTAGTATGGAATATCTTAAATATCGAAATATTACTGCTGACACTCTGATTAAGACTGGTTCTGGTGTTGTTGCTGGTGTTGTTGTTAACTCACATACATCAGGGACTATTAAGCTTTGGGATAACACATCTGCTGCTGGTACTGTGATTGTAAACACATATACATTCCCAGCAGGTTCAAGTGTTGTTACTTTTCCTAAGCCGCTTACCTTTACTGCTGGTCTTTATGCAGATATTGGCGGTACAGTTGATCTTACAATCGTTTTTAAGTAGACACAGTAATTACTGTTATCTATAATTTATTTATAAGGTTATCGTTCCTCAACAAAAACGATTAACAGTTCTCAATCTATAAAATTGACTAAAACATATCATTATGACTAATGACACAAATGACATTGACATTATTAACAATGAAGGGGCTGATCCAGTAGAAGTTGAAGAAACAGATACTAATTCAGTCGATTGGGAAGCTAAAGCAAAAGAGCTTGAAGGTAGACTAAAACGAGCAGAAACAAAGCTTAAAAAGTCATCTGATACTCCGCACAGCTCACCAAGCACGGGCGAGTTTGATTATGGACAAAAAGCGTTCCTTAAAGCATCTGGATTTGAGTCACCTGACGAGATTAAGCTAGTTCAAGACTTTATCAAAAATACTGGTAAAACACTTGACGAAGCGGTGTCTAGTAAGTATCTCATGGCAGAAATTAAAGAAATGCGTGAACTTAAGAATACAGAGTCCGCTGTTCCTTCTGGTTCTAAGCGAGTTACACAAAACACTGTAGATACAGTAGATTACTGGTTGGCTAAAGATGAAATGCCGCCAAAGGAAAACACTGCACTACGCCGTGAATGGGTAAACGCAAAGATGAAGAAAGAACAAAACTCTGGAAAGTTCTATAACTCATAAATAAGACTCGCCTAAATTAACAAAACTATTATTTTAATTTATGGCTATTATTTATAAAGAAGCTTTTGAAACAAAGCTACAGGAACGTCTTGACGCTCCTATGGTGTGGAAAGAAGTGTGTAAAGTTGATTATCGTAATGATCGTGTTCTACACAATCCTTACCTTACTGACTCTACTGTTGGTACAGGTACTCGTGGAACAGCATATACATCAACTGCGGTTGCTACTGTAGATGACACACTCACAATTAACACTTACAAGTATTCTGCACAGCACATTGACGATGCTGACCTCGCACAGAAGACTTTCAGTGATTTCATGGAAATTGCTGACAACATGGGTACAATGCTTAACGAAGCTATGGAAACTGCAATGCTCGCAGAGCACGCACAGTGGACAAACCTTGATAACTCAAACATTGGTGGTGGTGCTGGTAACATTACTGTATCTGTTTCTAATGTAGACGATATTATTCGTGCTATGAGAACAGCTATTCGTACTGCTGGTGGTGGTGATCTTATGGCTCGTAACGGTGCATTTATTCTATGGCGTGAAGCTGACTTTGAAAAAGTTGAGGCACTTGCTTCTTCACAGGGTTACAACACAGCAGATGACGCTCTTAAGAATGGCATCAAGCAAGGTTTCGTATATGGTGGTGTAGAACACTACTCATCTTCAAAGCACGCTGCTGGACACGTATTCGGTGGTGTTAAGAAGGCTTTCCACGCAGGTGTTGTTAAGGCAACTTACGGAAAGATGAAGGAAATTGTTAACCCAGTTGTTGGTGGTGGACAGATCTCAGGTCTTGGTCTTGAATCACGTATTGACTACGCTTTCAAGGCATGGGCTAAGACTACTCCAGTACTCTTTGACATCCTCGTTGCTTAATCTTATTCGTGGGCTTTTATTAAACTTTAACGAATAAACATTATGGCAAATCCAAATGGTCTCAACCCTTACTATGATGTAGTCCTTCAAGGAAAGAACATCATTAGTGGACAGGGTGCTACTCGCACTCTCTCTGTAGACGAATCAGGATCAACAGTACTATTCGACCGTGCGGCAGGAATTGTATATACACTTCCTCTTGCTAAGGCAGGAACATACTTTGATTTCGTGATTACAACCACAATTACTTCTAATGCTGCTAAGGTTATTACTGGAGCAGGTACAGAACTTCTTATTGGTGGTTACATGAACGTTGACACAGATACTTCTAACGCTGTTGCTGCTTTCACAGGAAACGGATCTACTCACGTAGCTGTTTCTATGAACGGAACAACAACTGGAGGTATCCTCGGTACAAAGCTCCGCTTTACATGCCTTTCATCTACTCGTTGGATGGTAGAAGGTATCGTACAGGGTTCAGGAGTTGTTGCAACATCTTTTGCGACAAGCTAGTTCCTCCACTCAGTCCCTTCGGGGGCTGGAATGGGTGAATTAAATAAAACAAAATGACTTTCACAGAAATAATTGAATTACTTGGAGAATACACATCAACACACGGTTCAGCAACCACTAACTACCCAATTGCTAAAAAGACAAGGGATATAAATAATGCTTTTGATGATTATCAAAACGTTGTTAAACGTGTTGCTGGTAGCTGGCAAGCAGATGACACTAACCACACCAAATACCCAAATCTTACTTTTGATCTTACAAGTGGTCAAAAGGACTATACCTTTACACAAGATGAGCAAGGCAATCAAATTCAAGATATTTACCGTGTAGAAATTAAAGATGCAAACGGAAGGTGGAAAGTTTTAAAATATGTGGATGAGATGAACTACCAAGAAGCAATTTCTCAAATTGATACAGAATCAGGAACACCAGAAGAATATTATTTGACAGCAAACGGAGTCTTTCTGGTAACAGCACCAAACTACACGCAAGCAAACGGTATAAGAATGTTCTTTACACGTTCACCAGATTACTTCACTGTTTCCGACACAACCAAAGAACCAGGTATCCCTAATGGACATCATCGTTACCTTCCAACAAAGGCAGCGTACTGGTTTTGGATGCCAAAAGATACAGCTAAAGCAAATACATATCTTCAAGAGTCTTTAAGAATTGAGGAGAGTATTAAGCACGAGTATGCAGACAGAAAAAGAGATGAAACTTTCATTGTTCAAGGTGAATCAGTAAACCCTTACTAATATCATGCCGATAACACCAACTAATCAATCTAAAAATACAATTACACCTAGTGGTCAAAGAAAAACAGGTGTTTACTTTTGGGGAGATGACATGGCAACTTGGGGTGATGCACTTGCTACTTGGGGAAATTATTTTATTGCTCCAGTAAACGAGTCGAAAAGTCCTTCCTCGTCTATTACAATAGAAGCAGGGCAACCAATGGGTCTTTTATTAGCAATTACATATCCATCACAGATAGTAGTGGGTTCGGGGGTAGTTAATCAATCAAAATCATAATGGATACAAGATTTAAAAAAGGTAGTATTCCTTGGAATAAAGGAACAAAAGGGCTTACTGGAGCAAATTCTGGTTCTTTTAAAAAAGGAATGAAGGTAAAACATGCAAAAACTCCATTAGAAAAAGTTTGTAAGTGTGGAAAAGTATTTTATGTTCGTCCGAGCCTTGCCAGAGTCAAGTCTTGTTCACAAAGCTGCGCTAAGAAAGGAATTACTAGCCCAATGAGGGGTAAAAAGCACACACAAGAAGCAAGATTAAAGCAAAGACTTGCAAGGCTCGGTAAAACTGGTATTTTGTGTCCAAATTATATTGTTGATAGAAGTTTGTTAAAATTAGATGATAGACGCAACGATTCATCTTATAAAGAATGGCGCAAAGAAGTTTGGTTGCGTGATAATTTCAAGTGTCGAATTGCAGACGATAAATGTAATGGTCGTATTGAAGCACACCATATTCTGGCGTGGTCGGAACACCCAGAGCTTCGTTATCAAATTAATAATGGTATAACACTATGCCATGCTCATCATCCAAGGAAGAGAGCAGAAGAGAAACGACTAATTCCTACATTTCAGGAATTGGTGTCAGTATCAAGTAAATAATTTTGGCAGATAATATTTTAGTAACACAAGGAACAGGCACAACAATAGCAACAGACGATATTGGAGGAGTTCAGTATCAGCGAGTAAAACTATCTCAAGGAGCAGATGGTTCAGCGACAGATGTATCAAGTGCAGCACCACTTCAAGTAACACTTGCAAACACAGGTGCAAACTCTACAGCAGTAAAAGTAGACGGTAGTGCAGTAACACAACCAGTATCAGGTACAGTCACTGCTTCTGCACAACCTGGAGTAGATATTGGAGATGTTACGATAAATAACGCTTCTGGTGCTTCTGCGGTAAATATCCAAGACGGTGGAAACTCTATTACAGTTGATGGAACTGTAGCTGCTACTCAATCAGGAACTTGGAACGTAACAAACATTTCAGGCACAGTGTCTCTCCCTACTGGTGCTGCTACTGCTGCTAACCAATCAACAGGAATTACCGCTCTTCAGCTTATTGATGATGCAATCGTTGCAGATAATGCCGCTTTCACTGACGGAACAACTAAACTAAACATGTCTGGGTTTGTTTTTGATGAAACAGCTGGAACTGCTCTTACTGAGAATGATGCTGCCGCTGCTCGTGTTGACTCTAAACGTGCTCAAATTGCCGTTATTGAAGATCCTACAACTCGTGGACGATACGCTACTGTTACTGCCTCGAATGCTGTTAAGGTAGATGGTTCTGCTGTAACACAACCTGTTAGTGATACTGGTGCAACAAGTGGTGGACTTTCCAAATATCATTTAGTTTCAGTTGCTTCAACTAACGCAGCTAACATTAAGTCTTCTGCTGGACAAATTTATGCAATCACTGCTTTTAACACAAACGCTTCTGCTCGTTACATTAAGTTCCACAACACATCTGGTACACCGACTGCTGGTTCAGGCGTAACAGACTCATTCCTTATTCCTGGTAACAGTTCAGGTCTTGTAATTAACTTCGATAAAGGTATTGCTTTCTCAACAGGAATTGGAATTACACTTACCACAGGTATGGGAGACTCCGATACTGGTGCTGTAGCGGCAACAGAAATACTTGTAAATGTTTATTACAAATAAATATGCAAATTACAAATTTACAAACAGGTGAAGTCTTTGAACTTCTAAGTATTGAACATTTCGATGCTTATAAAAAAATAACTGTCTTACTTGAAGGTAAACCTTTTGTAATTATTGCAAGTAACGAAGAATTTGAAACATCATGGCAATAACAACACCTCTATCATATTGGAAATTAGATGAATCATCTGGTGACGCAGTAGATGCGGTTGCTTCACTTAATGCTGTAAATACCTCTGTAACATACTCAGCGGGTAAGATAAATAATGGTGCAGTTTACAATGGTTCTGCATACCATACAATCGCTGATAACGCAGCAATTAAACCATCGAGTGATATTTCTATTTCTTGTTGGGTAAACATTACTTCTACTTCTTCATACCAGATGCTTCTTGCTAAGGGAGAAAACACAGGGGATACAAGAAGTTATGAGATGAGATGTTACGGAACAACAACCAAAATAGAAGTGCAGATGCGTACTGGTGGTGGTTCATACGATGCGTCACGTACTACAACCGCAATTGGTACTGGAGTTTGGACTCATATTGTTTATACAAGAACTGGAACAACTCACAAAATATACATTAACGGCGTTTCTGATACTCTTGAAAGTAGTGTCACAACATCTGGTACTATTGATTATTCTACTGATTCATTATGGTTCGGTCAAAGAAACGGAGGTCTTCGTTTCAATGGCAAGCTTGATGAAATCGGTATCTGGAATGTAGAACTTTCCTCTTCAGAAGTATCTGAACTTTACAATGGTGGAGCAGGTAACCAATACCCTTTTTCTGGGGGTGGTTCTGGTGTAACTAACCGCATGATGCTTCTTGGCGTAGGTCGCTAATGTCTTATACAATAAATTTATGGCAACGAACTTACAGCAACCTAAATGTTCACATAAAAGGTCACACAAGAACATGAAAATCATTAATTGTTCTCAGTGTAAAAAAGATTTCGAAATTGTTAGTTGCAGATTAAATAAATTTTGCAGTAGCTGGTGTTCGAGACGTCATAAGATGGAAAACCTTTCTGGTGAAAATAGCCCAAAATATAAGCACGGAGTTACAACAAATGGCTATAAAAGAATAGGAAGCAGTAAGAATCGCAAATTAGAACATCGTGTGGTTATGGAAAAAGTACTCGGCAGAAAATTACTCACATCTGAGTGGGTGCATCATATAAATGGTGACAAATTAGATAATAGACCAGAGAATTTAATTCTCGTATTACCAGAGACACACTTTTCAGATATTAATTGCCCTAATTGTAAATATCATTTTTTAATTAAATAACCATGACGAACTTTCCTTCATCACTCGATACAAGCACAACATTACCAGCAGAAGGTGCTTCTACACCTCTAGCAACTAATCACGTTACAGCACACCAAAACATTCAAGATGCTATTGAAGCAATCGAAGCTAAAGTTGGTATCGATTCTAGTGCTGTCACCTCATCTCACGACTATAAGTTAAGTGAAGTAACATCTACAGATAAAGCAGTAGGTAAAACAGCTACACAGACACTTACTAATAAGACTTTAGGAACAGGCACAGCTATTACTTTAGGAAGTGATGCAGAAGGAGATACATACTATAGGAATGCTAGTGGTGTTCTCGTAAGACTTCCTCGTGGTTCAGACAATCAAATTCTAAAGATGAATGGTAATGTTCCTAACTGGGAAGCAGAGACAGCTACAGTTGATGCAAGTACAACAGTTAAGGGTGTTGTAGAAGTAGCAACATCATCAGAAGTAACATCTGGGGCAGCTACAGGTGGTACAGGGGCAGTTCTTGCGGTAACACCAGACGCTCTTGCGGCAAGTACACCAGTATTTAATGGTTCAGGATTAACAAACATACCTCGCCTTATATCAGCTTCAGCAACAAACTCTTCTGCTGTAACAAACACAACAACAGAAACTACCGTGGCAACTATCGCCATCCCTGCTAACACTCTTGGTACAGCTAATGGCGTACGATTTAAATTTAATCTTGATGCTCAATGGACAGCATCGTCTGACAATGATCTTGCAATCAGAGTAAAATACGGTGGAACAACTATTGGTTCAGTAACCCTCAATTCTACTGGAACACAAACCGTAAATACTTTAGTTGACGGATATTTAATTGGTGCTGGAACAACATCTACACAAGAGGGTGCTATTGGTGCAATGAATACTACATTAACAACAGGAACAGTTATACCAGCAAGAGGTTCTTCATCAATTGACTCTACAGCATCTCAAAACCTTACAATCACTCTACAGTGGGAGTTTGCAACAACCGCAGTAACAGCAACCCTTCATAGCTTTATAGTAGAAAAAGTAATGTAACATGCCAAAAATTAGAATCAATCAATTCAACGGAGGTCTTGACGAAGATGTGCGCTCTCATAACACCACTACATTTAAAGATGTAAAGGGTTTTGATACTTTAACATATAAACACAGACTTACTCCTTATGGAGAAGCAGAAAGTGAAGCGTTAAGCTCAGGAAGCATTGCAGATAAGTTAATTACTGATGTTGTGCGTGATTCTGTGGGTAACTTGGCATTTATTGGACGCAACAGTTCAGGAAGCCCGTCAGTGAATGATCTTATCCTTAAAGACAGCTCAACAGACGTGGAAGATACTTTGACTTCTGTTGCTTCCGATTCCCCTGGTGCTTCGTACCTTCCCAACTCGCTAGCCTTTTATCGTTCTAGTTATTACTATATTCAGTCAGGCGGTAGTGGTAATGTTCGTAGAATTATAACGGGAACATGGGCTACTTCTACAATCGGTTCACTTGACTACACCTCTTCATGGGATGGTATGCCTGTTCCACGACCAATTATTCATCCAATGGACGACATCCTTTACCTCGGTCTTGGACAGAATCTTGCAAAGATAAACAATACAACATATTCAGACATTACTTCGGTAACAATCCCAACAACACACTATTTAACATCGTTTACTGACTATGATGCTTATCTAGCTATTGCTGCCGCCCCTGCTTACGAAGGAGGTAATTCTCGTGTTTACCTATGGAATCGTGATACCTCACTTTCAACCTTTACATCTAACATCGACTGGGGGAATGACGCTTTACTTATCCTAGAAAATCTTGGAGGAACACTTGTTGGGGTATCTACTAATGAAACGACATATTCATCACAGGATTCTTACGACCTTTCAAAGACCAAGAAAATCACTGTTCGTGTACTTTCAGGAGGACAAGCTGTTGTTGTAAAAGAGCTTGTAGTACCGTCTACTTTTTCTCTTAAGAATTACAAAGCAAAATCAACTGATAAATTTTACTTTGGTGGTGATAACGGTGATGCTCTTTATGTAGTAAAGAAGAACTCTGATGGAACTATCACAGTATCGAAAGACCGTTTCATAAATAACGGTTCAGCATATACAACTCTAAGAGGTTTTGGCATCTTTGGTGATTACCTCTGGACAATGTTCGACACCGCTTCTACTTCTGGTAATGTTCTCCGCACTAAAGTAACATCATCATATACAAACACCTCTGCATGGGAGACTAACATTAACCCTTCAATGCCTTTAGACGATAGAATGAAGCTAAAGAGTCTAAAAATGGTAGCTGTAGGCACTGCGCCTATGCCAGCTAACGGTTCGGTAACCGCTTCTTACTCTGTAGATGGTGGAGCTTATGAAACACTATTTACTGAAACTACAGATAGTCGTATCGCAACACATACTAACTCTGATTCTTCTGGTAATCCTCTCAAAGATGGATACGAGTATCAATTCAAAGTAGAAAGCACTGGTGGGGCAGAAATCACAGAGCTACGTTATGACTACGATCCAATAGATCAAAACCTATAATATGGAATCAGAATTTAAAAAACTACAAGAACAAGTGATGATGATGCAAAGAGAGTTAGACGCTCTTCGTGGTGATTATTACAAAGATAACTACCCTTCTAAGATAATCTTCCGTAAAGATGTTGAAATGCAGGGTACTTTTACACAAGCTACAGTTAATCCAACTACTTCTTTTGGTCTTGTTGTTTCTCCTGTTGGAAGACAGTCTGCCATTACTGCTCCTACAGGTGGTGCTACCATTGATACAGAGTCGAGAACAGCAATTAACTCTATTCGCTCAGTGTTGTCAACTTTTGGCTTAACATTCTAATAACCGTCTTATAATATATAGTTATGGCAACAATCGCACTCGATAATCTCAAACCACAAGACCCGTTAAAGTTACAAACTTTACCACAAGATACTACTGACTACGCTTCTATTATTAACTCAGCGGTAGGTAATCCAATGGAGCTAGATCAGCAAGTACAAGGACAGGAAACACAAGTACAGTCTAGTCTCAACACCCTTTCAAATCTTATGCAGGAAGGTGCTGGAATTGGTTCACAACAGCTTGCTATGGAAAATCAAGCAGGTATCTCACAGCAACAAAAAGAAGTACAGGATTTAACTAATCAGCTTAATTCTATTAGAACTCAAGCCAATGTTATTCCTATGCAGATTCAGCAGGAAAGTGCTGGTCGTGGTCGCACAGAAGCAGGTATCGCACCTCTTCAGACAGCAGAACTTCGTAACAATGCTATCCAAGCTCTTACTGTAGGAGCACAGCTTCAAGCTAAACAGGGAAACCTTGCTCTCGCTCAAAGTCAAATTGACCGTGCTATTGAACTTAAATACCGTGACATCGAAAACAGAACAAAACTAGCAGAGCTTAACTACAACCGCAACAAAGAAACCCTAGAAAGAATCGATAAGAAACGAGCAGACGCTTTAGGTTATGCTATTCAGAAGCAAAAGGAAAAAGACGCAGAGAATAAGGCTAATGAACTAGCTATCCAGAACATGATTGTAGAAGCTACTCCTAACGCCCCTGCTTCTGTTATTGCTAATGCTCGTAAACTTGCAGAAAGTGGAGCTTCAAGAGTTGCTATTGCACAGTCACTTGGTATTTATGGCGGTGATTATCTTAAGAGTGAATTACTTAGAGAGCAACTTAAGCAAGCAAGGACAAAAACATCTACGATTAATGCCGACGGTAGAGAAGTTGTAACACAAAATGGCGTAGAGCTTGTAAAAGTAACACCAAAAGAAATACAAGATTTAAACGATACCCAAATTGCAAAAAACTCACTTGTTTCTCTTGTTGATAATATGATAAATTCAATTGATAAATACGGTACACAAGTATTGTTTGGCGCAGAAGCAGGTACAAGAAGTGGGGCAAAAACAAATCTTCTTCTCGCAATGAAAAACCTAGAAAAAACAGGCGCTCTCGATAAAGGAACTATTGACGTTCTTTCTGGTACAATTCCAGAGAGTGAGTTTTTTGCAACTGAAGCAGCCCAAAAAGCAGCATTACAGCAATTAAGAAATACTGTAGTTAATAAAACTGATGAGTACATTAATTCATATAAAGGAACAACCGCAGAAGTTGACCCAAGAACAAAAAGAATTTATGAGCAATCTGGGGCCACAACAATTACCATTCCACAAGGTGTAAGCGGCACAGCTGCATCTTATGCACAAAGTACAATGACTTCTGTTAATAATGTTAATAATCAAGTTAATACACAACAGGCATATTCAGGATATGACACTGGAGTAAAAAAATAATATGGAAAAAACAGTAACACGAGACCAAATGAATACAATCTTAGAAGGAAGACCAAAAGGTGTTTCAGGTAAGGAAATTATTGATACTTATATTGCCAATGGCTATAAAGTTGAAGGTATTAACTGGGAAAAACCAAAACCAACACTTGTTGACAAGGCAAAAGAGTATGCAACAGAAGCAGTTACTAATCCATTAGAAACAGCTAAAGGCGTTGTAAAGGGTGCAGTTGGTGGCGCAGCTCAGTTAACTAAACTAGTTGAGGCACCTGGTAAATTTGTTACTAGTAAAATTGCAGAAGCTGTTGGCGCACAGGCTCCACAAGGGCTTGACTTTGCCCCCGTAGAAGAAATGACACAAGCAAGTAATAAGGCACAGGAAGTTGGTAAGGTTGTTGGAACCTTATTGCCAGTTGAAAGAGCTATCGGCGGGGCTAATCTTGCGGTAAAAGCAGGAAAAGAGGCGCTTGATATTGCTAAAACTGGAACAAAAGCAACTTCTGAAATTGCAGGGAAAATTGCCGAAGCAGTAACGCCAGACCCTGCCTCGATAATGCAAAGAGTTGCCCGTATTCCTAAGCAAAAACAAATTAAATTCCAAAACGCAGCTGGTGAATCTGTTGGTGAATATTTAACAAAAAGAGGTATTTATGGTGATGAGGAGCAAATTGTAGAACAACTTTATAAAAGATTTTCTGAATCAAAGAAGGTTGCAGATGACGCTCTAGCAGAACTACCTGGAACATACCAGCCACAGCAAGTAAAAGATGCACTTGAAATGTTGTCTGATAAGTTTACAAAATCTTCTACAAAAGGAGCGAAAGACCCTAATCTTGATTCGGTGAATAACTTAATTAAAAAGTTTGACTCAGAAGGACTTTCAATGACAGAAATTAACGAAACAAAAAGACTTTTTGAAAGAAATGCAAAACTTGACTTTGCTCGTGAGAATAATCCAGACGGCATTCGTCTTGCAAACAATGTTGATAATGCTATTCGTGAATGGCAGTTTACACAAGCAGAAAAACTTGGTCTTCAAAATCTTCCTGATATTAACAAAGAAATACGCCTTGCACGTCAATTAATGGATGACCTCGGAGCAGAAAGTGCTGGTATTGCTGGTAATAACGCCGTTTCGCTTACAGATTGGATTGTGCTAGCAGAAGGTAACCCAGCTTCTATTGCTGCATTCCTTGGAAAGAAAGCGGCTTCAAGTAAAAAGCTTCAATCCGCAATTGCTAAAAAGGTTGCAAAGAAGCCAACAGTTGGAACACCAGAAGCAAAGTTTACTCCTTCCAAGCAAGCCAAATAACTAGTGAAATAAAAATTATCTCTAACATGTGTTTAATCTAACACGTGTTTTTGATTTTTCCTAAAAGTTATCCACAATTTATACACAAAAATAGCCTTTGGTGCTTTTTACTGTTTAATTATCCTTATTTTACAAGGCTTTTTAGGAATTAACTTATAGTATAAAAATATCCGTTAAAAGTAGCTTATACCTCGGATGGTGGTGATTGTTCCTGAGTTGAGTATTAAATATATAATAGAATATAAAACACAAGGAGCGAGTCCGACATTGTATCTCTTAGTATGTTGAGAATGTCTTTCTAGTAACTATCACTATCACCCGTGTTCAGATGTGTGTCACCATAATAACGCAAACTAGTTTAACCAACGTTATTACTGCGCTTAGTTGTCCACGCTAAGTTTTCCTTGATTGGACGTGTTATACCTGCGGAAGTATGGAGCCTTGTTTTCCTCGTTAGGTTTATCTCCCTAACATTTCGAGTTTAAGATTATAAACAAATATCACCTATCTGTAGTGGTAGATAAGTGATATTTACTTACAATCTCCACTACAAGATTATGATACTTTTAGTATATATAACCTATTGTGGGATGCAACTATTTTAGCATGTAAAATCGTCTAGTCTAGTGGATAAGTGTCATATATAATAATTACATGGACGAAAATCTTAAAAGAAAAGCAGAAAAGCTTTTAAATAACAATGGAGATCAGTTTCTTGCTCAATTAGAAACAGGAATTGAAACTATTGACGCAGTTAAAGAAGTTTCTAAAAATATTTTAGAATTAAATGAAAACTTAACGTCAAAAATAACTGAAGGTCAAGTTGCAATAGAGATTGAGAATGAAAATTTTGCAGAAATGATTTCCTCCGTTTCTTTCTTAAATGAAGAAGCAAAAACTGAAATTGTTAATAAGTTAGAAGAAATTGTACAAAAGGACAAAGAAATCCAAAAGGTGGAAATTATAAATCATCAATTTAAAGATGATCCTGAAATAAAAACTCTATTAAAAAAGATATCTGAAAAAGAACTTTCAGTTAAAGCGCCAATTGTTAATGTTGACGCACCTATTGTTGAATTAAATAACGAAGAAACAAATAAAATTCTTTCTAAAATAGAAGAAAATACAAGACAAGAGGAAGTTGAAAAAGTAACACTTGTTGATAAAGATGGTAAACCTGTAAGTTTTAATGTAGAGCCAAAAGTAATTGTTAGAGACATTAGATCAATGTCAGCAACTTATACAACAAGACTAGATACAGCTTCTACTAGCGGAGTAACTTATGTTGGTAAAGCGGCAATAGGTACAGCTAGCTCATCCCCATCTTGGCAAATTATGAAGATGGATGAAACAGGAACTCCTGTTACACTTATAACAACTTGGGCAGATGGAAATGATTTGTTTGATAATATCTGGGATAATAGAACTAGCATAACTTACTTATAATATGGCAACTATAAACATCAACGGATCATACTACGCATTTATTTGTACAGCAGCTAACGCTACAGTAGGAGCAACATACACAAATAACGGCTTTACATTTACTGTAAAAAAGACAATAGCAGGGGGCACAAAGTTGTACACAACTGGAACAGGTGTCCCTCTTAGTTCGGGAACTCTAACCTTAGCTTCTGGTACAGGTGACGCAACGATTACCTTTTCTTCATATCTTTTAGACGCCCATATTAACGGTATTACCTATGTAAATGGAGACGACCTTGTTATATCAGCAGAACAAAGACTTGTCATTGACGAAACGCCAACAAACAGACCTTTAAATATCAGCGCTAACCAGTCTACAACTGGGACAATACTCATCAAAAATACAAGCACAACAACTCCGATAATATACTCTCCCAATGCAGAAACAGGGAACATTTCTATAACAAACCAAAACAATAATCTTTACGTAGAAGGTGACTGGATACAGATTGCAACAGGCACAGGTGCAACAGGACAAACCATTGACTTTGATACTGCTGTTGGTGGTGTTGCGATTGATTACCCTCCTTGTGTTTGGGTGGAAACAGGGGATACAAGACATAAACAATTAACAGTAAGTGGTGTTTCAGGGTACTACATGCCTTTCTTTAATGTTGGAGAAACAGCTGATACAGCGGCGGTCAATATTCTTACAACTGCATACGGCGACTTAGACCACGGACCGATATTTCAATACAACAGAACAACTAAGGTCGCAACATTTGGCAATGGTGGGGCAGTTGCTTCTATAAATGGTGGGGCTGTTATTCCTAACGGTGCAAAAGTTGTTTATCCGAACATTCACTTTACTTCCTATGTGTACACGGCAACTTATGCTAGCCGAAATGAAATAGCAGTCGCGGCTGGAGGAAACATAAATATATCTACCTGTGCTTTTTCTCGTAACTGGGGTCTTGGTGCTTCTTCTGGTTTCTTTAACTCTGGTGATATAACAATGACAAGTGTTGGTTGCGTGGCTCGTTTTGTTGTGGGAACAGTAACAGGTGCTGTAGATGTTAATAACCTTGTTGTAACAATAGACCACTCTGTGGCT